CAATTACCCAATATTGAGATTGAAAGAATTGAGGGTAGAGAATCTAAATCACCAAATCAAAGAGATGCAAAAGTTCCAACAAGGGAATTAAGATTCCAATGGAAAAACAAGGAATTAGAATTCCAAGCATGGGAAATTGCTCACTTTAGATTATTGGGTGATGATAGAAAACTTCCATATGGTACATCCATGTTGGATAAGATTAGAAGAATTTGGAAACAGTTGTTACTTGCAGAAGATGCGATGTTGATTTATAGAACAACAAGAGCACCTGAAAGACGTGTATTCAAAGTATTCGTTGGTAACATGGACGATAAAGATATCGAAGCATATGTACAACGTGTTGCCAATAAATTTAAAAGAGACCAAGTTGTTGACCCAAGAAACGGTCAGGTGGATATGAGATATAATCAAATGGCAGTTGACCAAGATTATTTCATACCTATTCGTGACCCGGCACAAACCAACCCGATTGAAACTTTAGCGGGAGCACAAAACTTAGGTGAGATTGCCGATATCGAATACATTCAAAAGAAAATGTTAGCAGCACTTCGTATCCCTAAAGCTTTCTTGGGATTTGAAGAAGTTGTTGGTGATGGTAAACAATTGGCTTTAATGGATATTCGTTTCGCAAGAACGATTAACAGAATCCAAAAATCATTAATTCAAGAGTTAAATAAAATTGCCCTAATTCACCTATACCTGTTAGGTATGGAAGATGAGTTGGATAACTTCTCTCTTTCATTAACAAACCCATCCGCACAATCTGACTTATTAAAGATTGAACAGTGGAAAGAAAAAATTGAATTGTATAAGAACGCAACTTCGGACCAATCTCAAGTAGGTATCTTACCGGTATCTCACACATGGGCTAAGAAGAATATTCTTGGTATGAGTGATAGTGAGGTTCTTCTTGATTTACAACAACAACGTATTGAAAGAGCAATGGGATTTGAGTTGACGAATACCCAAAACGTTATTAAACGTTCAGGTGTGTTTGATGATGTAGATGCCAAATACGGTGTACCTGAGGGTGAGAGACAAGAAGGTGGAGAAGCACCGGCAGGTGGTGAAATGGGTGGTGGAGCCGACATGGGTGGAGGAGCATCTCCTGAACCTGCGGGTGGTGGAGCTGAATCAGCACCTTTAAGTGAATCAACAAAAAAACGTAATATTCTAAGTATGTTAGGTGAAGATACCAACATTAATGACCTTTTTGATGTCAATAAAGCACAACAGAATATTTATGAAATAGAAAATAAATTAAAAGATATACTAAACGAACAATAAAATGTCAAATTTTGGAGATGTAAAAACAAAATTGTTAGTTAAACTAACGGAATCTTACACATCAGATAATAAGTCGGGTGTGAAGGATTTATTAAAACAAATTAAATCAAATAAGAATTTGGTTGAGATGTATTTGTTTTATGAAGATATTGAAAATAAACATATCCCAAGCGTTGAAACCGCTAAGTTGTTCGTTGAACAAATCGAAACACTTTTAATTCAAAAGTCAAAACTTTTGGGTGAATCATTATCTAATTTAAGTGGAATTCTAAAAGACGTTAATACGGATAAAAACGAAATCTATGAGTGTTTAGATATTCTATCTGAGGATGTAACATTATTGAATGTGGAGAAGAAAGTTGTTGCGAAGGAAAAGTTATTAAAGAATTTGACTTCACCTAAGCAAACACAAGTTTCTGAATCTACAGTTCATACCGATAATCAATCGTTATTAAATGCGGTATTGGTAAATAACTTCAATACTAAGTTTACTGATTTTATGAATGAAGAACAAAAAGAATCATTCAAGAAGATTGTGACAATGAAAGACGATGAGTTATCTACTGAGATGTCATCATTGAAAGAATCGATGACACAAAAATTTGATAAATTGATTTCAGAAGAATCTGATTCTACGTTAATCGATAAATTGAGTCAAGCAAAGAAAGAAGTAACCGAATCTACGGTTAGTAAATTTAATTACTACAGATTGGTTGAACTTAGTAAAAGTTTAGATTAATCCTTAGGATTATTCAATCTCTCTTTGTAAATAGCATTAAGTTTCTCTTGTCTTTTGAGAACTGACGGTTTAACAAACTCCTGTCTTTTTCTCAACTGTTCAGTTTGTTTAGTTCTGTGAACCTTGTTTTTGTACTTTTTTAGTGCAATTTCAAGGTTTCTTTCTTTTGTTACGTCTACGATAATCATTTGTCTTTTTTAAAAATATAATTAAAATATTTGGATTTTTTAAGTTTATTCTGTATATTTTAAATACACCATAAATATATTAAGTATGAATAGCATTAATGAAAAAGGGCAAGTTTATTACAATTGGTGTCCATAACAACGTAAAGATTGGATATGGCACAGTTGACCACAAAAACTTAAAGACAATTTACATCCAATTAAATTCTTGGACTCAACCAAATCACGATGATTGTGATTTTGACAGATTAATCTTGAAGACAAGAAGACACATCAAAAATAAAATTTACGACCTTAGGTGTGAGTATTTTAAACCACAATCAATCGTTGACCTCGATATCAAAACAAGCGGTATTAAAACCAATAAGAGGTCGTTTATGGATTTGGAGATTACATTATACGTAGAAAAATTCTTCGACGTTAAATCAAAAGAGATAAAACAAATAGTATCCGAATTATCTGAAAATATTATAGATACCATTTTAACAGACGAAACTTTGTTTAATTTTTACGAAACAAAGAATTAATCAGTTATTGGGGTATTTATATATAAAAAGATAAATGAAGATACTTGGACCTAACGAGACCGGCAAGGGTATTCTAATCGAATACGATGCGGGTCATATATCTCCACAGGAAAATCAAAGGATTATAACTGAGATGAAAGATACAGACTTCTCTCAGGATATAGTCCTTTATGCCGTTTTACAGAAATATGATACCCCCAATAAAAACGGTCGTATCTATCCCGAAACAATTCTCAAAAGAGAAAACGAAAAATATCAGAACCTTATTAAAAAAGGTGGAGCCCTAAATGAGCTTAATCACCCATCATCTTCTCTTATCGATTTAGATAGGGTTTCACATTCTATTGTTGAGACATGGTGGGATGGTAAAATGTTAATGGGTAAAATTAAATTATTTACATCACCCGGTTGGAAGAAAATGGGTATTGTAAGTACTAAGGGTGACCAAGCAGCAATGTTATTAATGAACGGAGCAACATTAGGTATCTCATCAAGAGGTGTTGGTTCATTAAAAAATATCAAAGGACAAAACATTGTACAAGAAGATTTTGAGTTGGTATGTTTTGACTTGGTGTCCTCACCATCTACGCCGGGGGCGTATGTATTCAAGGATTTAGGTGAAAGAGACAATTACGCTGAATCGATTCAAGAAAGACCAGAATCGATTGATAAAATGAAAAATCTAATGTCGAAATTGGATAGTTTTTTATCCAAATAAACAATTTCTTTCAGATTTCAATATCGTAAAAAGTACTTTTTTACATAATCATAATATTTATAGATAAATAAAAATTTCCAAATGAGCGAAAAATCAATTTTAGAACAAGCATTACTTCAGGTACAGACACTTGAAGAGGCAGTAAAAGCAAACGCAAAGGGTATACTTGCATCTACCATGAAGCAAGAACTAAATGATTTGCTAAAAGAATCATTGGAAGAAGAGGAAGAGGTTGTTGCAGAACAACCCGATTCTGAAGAAGAGACTCAAGACGATGTACCAGCCGAAGCTGGGGATGAGGAAGATGGTCTCGATAACGATGAAATGGGTGATGAGGAATCATCTGACGATGAGCTATCTAAAGACATCGATTCATTAGATTCAGAAGATGAAATGGGTTCAGAAATGGACGACATGGATTCAGAAGGAATGGATGATGAAGATGTTGTTGACATGACAGGTGCCGATGAAGAAGAAGTTTTAAAAGTATTCAAGGCAATGAGTGCAGAAGATGGTATTATCGTTAAGAAAGATGAAAACCACATCGAACTTGAAGATGGTGATGATGAGTACATCATTAAGTTAGACGAAGAAGAATCAACTGAAGAACCTATGGATGAAACCATGGACATGCCAATGGAAGAAGAGGAAGAAACCTCTGAAGATTGGAACGAAGGTGAAGAAGTTGTTTACGAAATCGAACTTGATGAAGAAGAATCAGAAGAAGGTTCAGAAGACGAAAAAGAAATGTCTGAAGAAACTTTTGACGAACCTCACGAAGAAGAAATGGGTGAAGCCGCAAGAACTAAGTGGAATATCCATGGTGACAAGGGTGAAGCTGAAAGAGCAGGTATCAAGGGTAAAAAAGTATTCGCAGCGGGAGCAATCAACGAAGAAGTTGAGAACTTGAAAAAACAAAATGCTGAGTACAAAAAAGCACTTGTATTGTTCAAAGAAAAGCTTAACGAAGTTGCTGTGTTTAATGCAAACTTAGCTTACGCTACTCGTTTGTTCACCGAACATTCTACCACAAAACAAGAAAAACTCAACATCTTAAAGAGATTTGATTCAATCTCAACCTTGAAGGAATCAAAAAATCTTTATTCAACAATTAAAACTGAATTAGATACTAAAAAACCAATTTCTGAATCAGTAGTTGATAAGATTACTTCGGCACCAAGTACTTCATCTTCAACTGAAGTTCTTTCAGAGTCAAAAGCTTATGAAAATCCTCAGTTTAAAAGAATGAAAGATTTGATGACAAAAATAAAATAAACATAAACAATAAAAACCAAAAAAAATACTAAAATGGGAGCATTATTAGAATCAGGTATGGTTGGTAACATCGGTCTTAAGCACCTTCGTGTTATCAAAGAAGATACCATCAAAAAATGGGATGACTTAGGATTCCTAGAAGGTCTTGACGGCCATCAAAAAGATAACATCGCACAGTTGTATGAAAACCAAGCGTCTTACTTAATCAACGAAGCAGCAGTTTCTGATGCTAGTGGTTCATTCGAGACCGTAGTTTTCCCTATCATCCGTCGTGTTTTCTCTAAATTGTTAGCAAACGACATCGTATCGGTACAAGCTATGAACTTACCAATTGGTAAATTGTTCTACTTTATCCCTAAAATCCAAGATAGAACCTCAGGTGGTCGTCATAACCAACCTTACGGTTTCCCTTCTGGACAAACTGACCCAGCTTCTGGTTACACAGGTTCAAACTTGTATGACAGATTCTATGAGGAAGATGACGCAGCAACTTCAGGTCTTTTCGATTACTCAAAAGGTGCGGTTACTGCAGTAGCAGCAGCACCATCTGCATTCGTTACATTCAGCAATGGTACTCCATCTGAAAGTACTGCAGCATTGAGTGGTTCTGTATCAAGTGCAATCGTTGTTCTTAGTGGTTTCGCAACTGCAGGACAAGGTAAAATGTTAGGTGCTAATGGTAACATCATGGATACTGAAGAATTCTTAGCTTCTTTATCTGTTACTATCACTGGTAACACTACCGCAAACAACGGTGTTAAAAACTTCAACGTTGTAACTCAGAAATATGGTAAGGGTATCGTTGAGTACGGTCAAAAGAGCGGTACTACAATGAACAAATTCCAAGATATCTGTGACGAAGAAGGTAAAATCTACTTGAACGTCGATTTCGAAATTTACGACCCGGCTTCAGGTTTCTCAGCAGCAGATTTCACTAACGACTTAGCTCTTGCTAATGTTGTAGTATCTTATAACACTTACGACACTCTTGAATTCGAAGAAGAAATCGGTGAAGTATCTTTCGACCTTCAGTCAGTAACAGTTTCTGTAACTGAAAGAAAGTTAAGAGCTAGCTGGTCTCCTGAATTGGCTCAAGACGTTTCTGCTTTCCACAACATCGACGCTGAAGCTGAATTAACAGCTTTATTGTCTGAGCAAGTTGCAGCAGAAATCGACCGTGAAATCCTTCGTGACATCCGTAAAGGTGCCGCTTGGAGAACTAAGTGGGATTACAACGAATGGAAATATGGTGCAGTTAGTGGTACTCCATTCATGGGTTACACTCAAAAAGATTGGAACCAAACTTTGGTTACCAAAATTAACCAAATCTCTGCTCAAATCCACAAGACAACTCTTCGTGGTGGAGCTAACTGGGTTGTAGTTTCTTCTGAAGTTTCTGCAGTATTCGATGACTTGGAGTACTTCCACGTTTCAAACGCAGGTCCTGAAGCTGATACTTACAACATGGGTATCGAGAAAATCGGTTCATTAGCTGGTCGTTACCAAGTTTACCGTGACCCTTACTTACCAGCAGGTAAAGTAATCATCGGTCACAAAGGTAAATCTTTGTTAGACGCAGGTTACATCTACGCACCGTATGTACCTCTACAGTTGACTCCGACTATGTACAATCCGTTCAACTTTACCCCAATTAAGGGTATCATGAC